CAAAGCTATCTGCCGCTAAGAAAGAGTATTGGGCTAAAAAGCGTACTGCGTAGGGCATCGGTCATCCTAGAAATAGGGCGCGTTCATCAATGCGGCGGTTTTGCAACCCTTTGAGGATTTTACCCCCGCCCATGCAATACTTCAAGAACTCGTCCGCAGCGCCTTCTTTATCCCCGCGAAGCAGTTTCTGGCGAAGCGTACTACGCTGGAGTGTCCCAAGGCCGCAGTTAAAAGAAAAGCTGACAAGCCCATCAAACATACCCTGTGTAAGAGGGATAGGGCAGAACTTCTCCACTCCTCGCTCAAAGCGTTGCAAGTCTGCTGCAAGAATTCCATTAACTTCCTCCATGCTGAACTGGCGGTTGTCCTCCGGGCGCAACGGGAAGGCATCGCGCTCTTCCAGCTTTAACCGCCCTTGCTCGGGGTACAGCACATGCCCAACGCCGATAGTCCACAATTTAGCTGGGCAACGATATGGGCGCTGACGCACGCCTTCATGGTGGCGGATGACCTCAAGGGCTTTGTCCGAGACTTTCATTTCTTCACTACGCTTTGAACGCAGCCAACCTTGTATCCCAAGTCGCGCCACTCTTTAGCTGCCCGCTGACAAGCAGACTCCGCCTCAAAGTAGCCAACAACAAGGATACTGTTCATATTAATACCTGTAACCAGCACAAGTGTCCAGATCATTTGCTCTTGCAATTATTAAAGTGGTATCGGCGCATATTGCCTCCACCACCTTTAACATTGCAATGTGGGCAAATTACAACTTCACGTTTACCACGCATAGCTAACATTCGTTTAGCTTTTGCCGCTGGGTCTATCCATTGTTTTTTTGCTCCATTGGAATATACAGCATGGTCACGTTTTAGACCTTTTGCGCCGCCAAATTTTTGTTTACGTTCTTCTGCGGTGAGTGTAGTCAAAATATGTTTTTGATGCCAATCAGCCCGTTTTGCAGGATGGCTTTCTCCGGCTGGCATACCACTAGCACAACACTTAACATTGTATAAAGATGATCCCCAAAAACATTCTAAGAAAGCCTGCTCTAACTCCCTTGCTTCTAATTCATCTTTAGCTTCTGCAATTTTTACAATAGAAAAAGAAGACTCGCCGTATTTATTCCATGCATTTTGCAAATGTGAGGAATGGTGGTTTCCTTTGCGTAACATTCTTAAATGTGTTTGTTTTTTTACGCGCAAATTTACCGTACTGCCTATGTAGGCATTATTGGATTGGTTGTGCTTTATTGCGTACAAAAACATCACTTACCGAATGCTCGGCCTCCAAAATGAAATGCCACAATACTAGCAAATAATGCCTGTGTATTGGAATCCCAAAGTCTGTCGGCTAATTGTGGGAAATCCACACCGTGGTTGTATCCATAAATAAATAACCCAATGTCTACAAAGCACAGCAGGAAGAAGAACCCGAGGGTAATGAAGCTACGCACACCGGCGCGCAGGTTCTTCATCCACTGGCTAGTGCCTTCATTAAGGGATTCGTCGTGCTGGTAGATGGCATTCATCTCGGCGACTTGGGCGTTAACCAGATTCTCATTGGCCTTTGCATTGGTCTCCATCTCTAGCTGAGCGCTGTGTATCTGCTCCACCCTCTCCTGCGCTTCAAATCCAGCCTTGCGTAGCTCAAGTTCGCGCTCAATCTGCATCTGGGCCAGCGCCAGTTCATGCTTCTTGTCCTGCCGGTCTTGGAAGAAATCCAGCAGCTTGGGCAAGCCGCCCATCAGGAAGGAGATCAAGGTACTCAGAATCGTCAGCATTTATTTCCCCAGAAGTAAAGTTGTCCACCAAAAACATAAACCCAACAGCAGGATAACCAACGCCCCGGCTATCAACCAAGTCAACAAGTCCTCGATATCTTCCTTGCGCTTTTTGGCGTGCTTCTCTGCCAGTATCTCTTCCGTCTTGCGTTTCTGGATCAGGTTGTTGCGCTCCACCAGTAGCTGCTGCCAGAGGTCAGCGTGTCCAGACATCACCATCCAGTTATTCAATTCCCGCTCGGCATCAGCCAACTGCTTTGCCTGCATCACTATCTCAAACGCAGCGGCAGTGTCAGACTTAGCAAAACTAGACTTAGGTTGGGATGCCGCCTTTTGGACGATATCCTTGGCCTCAAAGAACTTCATCATCTCCCCGCCAATGGCGTGGATGTCCTTACCCATCTTGATCGCGGCTTGCACCCCCTTGATAGCCGCTTGGGCCGTAGCAAAAGCGGTTATCGGATCAATCATGATTTAGTTCAATACTTCGACTTCTTTGGGCTTGGCAAGCTCGGCTTTTAGCATTGTTAGGAATGCGTCCTTACCTACCATGAGTTGCTGTAACTGAAACTGCGTGGAGCCGATCTTGCGATCTAAATCCATTAGGTGGTTCAGGTACATAACTTCCTGCTCGTTGAAGTCGTTAGCATCGTATTCCGTGCTGTCGATGGTTATGATTTGAGGGGTATTGGTTTTGCTCATTTCATATTTCCTTTTCAAATTGCCGCCAAGGCCGGGTGGCGGCTTCCCGTTACCAAGGTACGCCAGTGGCGGTTACAGGGTTTTTCTGTAGTTCAATCTGCTGTGCAAGGCTTGCCTCATAAGCGTCCTTGTCCAAGCCGTTAGCCCAGCACCATGCCAATACTTCAGCCTCGGTCACGCTGGAGTAGGGGATAGCAGGGGTCGCAGCAGCAAAGCCGCAAGTGCCGTATGAACCGGCGGTGTAGTCACCGTCAACAGCGTTGCAAGTCCAATGCGCCGTGGTGATGAAACCATCTGCGACCAAGTAATCGGTCTGTACGATTTGCCAGTTGTATGTAGTCATGATATTTCCTTTAGGTTGATTCAAGTGCCGCGAGGCGTTTACGGAGGGATTGGATTTCAGCAACAAGGTCTGCAATTACTTCAGTAGTACCCGCTTGCATTGATTGGTGAATAGGATTGCCATCAGCATCCACCGCGTCTTTTATACCTGTAACGCTGTTTGCATAAACTTCTTGAAATTCATGAGCCAAGAAACCACGGGCTTGTTGACCGCCTTCTGTCCATAGATAGTCAACTGGTTTAAGTGCATCAATTCGTGCGCCTTGTCCTGTTACAGCACCGACAACGGTTTTAAGTCTGTAGTCAGAAGTAGTGTTGTAAACAACGGCAGAGGTAGCCGCAACCCTTGCAATTGAACCTATGGTTGTTCCAGTTGTTTGAAACAACGCATAATTTACATTGGAAGCAGGGACGGTATCATTAAAAACAATACCATTATTGTTTGTTCCATTGAACCCTACTGAAACTTTTCCAGCGGTTAGCAGGCTCGTAGTCCCCACCAGCAAGTTACCGCTGGCATCCAGCGTCATCGCCTGAGTCCAAGTGATAGCACTACCTGCTGTGCCTGATGGAGTGTTGTACCAATAGTGATTACCTGCGTTTTGTTCGTAATCTGTTGCTGGATTTACTACGCCACGTTTCCAGCCACTGCTGTAATAAGCGTTGCTTGACAAATGCCAATCCGTGCTGTCTATTTTGACAAACCACTGCTGTCCGATACCGCCAACCTCAAATGATTTCCAGCCAGAAAGGCTAGAACTAGGAGTAACCCCCAAGCCCAAGTTACCGCTGGAGTCGAATGTTGCACGAATTGCTGAATTTGTAATTACATAGAACGGATTAGCGCCATCTGTTGCAACAAAAGAAGAATATGCGGCAGTACCAGAATAAGATGCGCCACCAGATGAACCTTCAACGCCTGTTGTTAAATTGCCTGATGTATTTATTAATGTAGTCTGTGCGCGACCAGTAGTAATGCCGCTTGTGCGGAAAACCAAGTTGTATCCAGTTGCGCTTGAAGCCCCTGAATTAATTGTTCCAGTAACATCCAATTTATAAGCAGGCGAACTCGTCCCTATCCCCAACCCTGTGCTGGTCAGGCGCATTTGTTCTGCGTTGTTGATATAAAACAAGATTGGTGATGTTGAGTCAGTGCCTAAATAACCACCAGTTGAATCTTGCCCAAAATAAAATGAACCACCAGTGTTTTTTAATGTAAATGTTGCCGCACCCGTGTTGAGAGTGTTTTCAACTTTAGCCGCTACGCCACCAGCACTCATTACATGGAGTTTTGCGCCTGAAGCAGCACCACCAACACCCAAATTCGTCCCATCAAACGTTAGCGCACTACCACTAGTCAGTACCTTGCTGCCGTTAAGGTAGGCTACCCCGTTGGCTGTGCCGCCTAATAGGGTTAGGTTCGTACCGTCAAACGTCAAGTTAGCAGAGTCAGTCTCAAGGCCACCAGTGGTGGAGTACACCACACGGCCAGATGTCAGGCCGGTGTTGGTGATGGAGCTAAATGTTCCTGCGCCGCCCGGTGTATTGGACAACTTGGCGTAATCCGAGCCGTTCCAAAATACTTGGGCCTTCTCGCCGTTGACCATCGTTACGCCGCTGGTAGCTGAGCCTTTAACTGTCAGGGCAAACCCGCCAGTGGTATTGTTGTTGATGACATAGACCCGGCTGCTGCTAGGCAGGATCAAGTTACGCGCTGCGGTCATTGCCCCGCTTACGTTCAGGATGGCGTACTGCGCAGTGGTCGAGCCGATGTTGGTTGCCGAGCTTGTACCTTGTGTGAGCGTGAGCGTTACATCTGTCGTGGTGACCGTGATAGCCAAGCCGCCAGCAATGGCAATGTCCAAGTAGGACGTAACGCTGTTGTTTACGTCATCGCCCCATGTACCGGATTCTGTGCCGGTTACCGGCTGTCCGAGGGCTAGATTGGTTGTGTAATTGACCGTCATTTATAACTCCTACTCAGTTGGGATAAGCACCCAGTTGGGTGTTTCGTCGTTCGTAATTCCTGACCATCCCGGTGTCTGATTATTACCGATATTCTGCCAATCAGCTACCTGCATGTCATCTATCAATTTCCAGTAAACCGCGATAACTATACCTACATCACCCTTGGCATAGTTACCTGTCAGCGCAAAACTTCTTGGCCCTAAACCAACCGAACCAACCGCGCCTGCCGCAGCCACTCCAGACAGCGCAACAGTAATTCCTTGAGTAACCGAGCCAACCGATCCTGTAGCCGTCAATGGGCTAAGAGGAACAATTACCTGCGACACCTCCGCCTGCGCCATAACACCCACAAGAGGTATAGCAGCAGACTGCACCACACTACCTGCTGCACCTGTAGCTGCAACCCCTGTCAGGGCTTTATCTCTGTCTGGGGATACTGCCCCCACCAATCCCGCAGCAGCATCACCAGTCAACGCAAGTGAGCGAGTACCAAGAGCTACGTTACCCACTGCACCAGCGGCTGAAACTCCTGTAAGCGTTACCGCTTTACTTTGTACTACAGTCCCAACCGCACCCGAAGCTGACACGCCCGTGAGCGCAACCGTCAAACTTGGGGTGACCGTACCTACTAATCCTGCCGCTGCATCCCCCGTCTCGGCATCCGTATTGCTTGGGATAACTGTACCAACTGCACCTGAAGCCGCTACCCCAGTTAAAGCAAGGGATGTATCTCCTCTGGAGACTGTACCAACTGCGCCTGCTGCCGATACGCCGGTCAGGGCTACCGTTATGACTGGGCTTACTGTTCCTACTGCCCCTGCTGCGGATACTCCGCTTAGAGCTACTGTCCTACTAGGCGTGACTGAACCGGGGGAGCCGGTTGCTGCATCCCCAGTGAGGATGGTTTCGCCGTTGCCCCAAGTGCCGTAGCCCCAAGCGCCAACGCCCCATCCAGCCATGACCTACCTTTAGGTTGTAGCCAAGCGCAACAGAGCAGTCGTAGTCGTGTTGGAAGGCATGGTCAAGGTAAAGGTTCCGGCAGTAATAGTCTGGGAACCGAAGGTGTGAACACTGATTGCCTTATTACTCTGCGTTGAGTTATAGATCAAGACACAATCAAACGCAGTAGACAGCGTTACCGTTGTATAGGTAATAGAAGCAGAAGGTGTCCAGTACCCCACGCCCGCCGTTGAAGACGAGTTGGTAGAAGTTGGAGCCGTTGCATTCGTTACCGTCACCCCGCCCGCTGTGTAGCCTGTGCCGGAAACTTCACCAGTAGCAGAATACGCTGTAGTGGAAGCATTGACCGTAGCAGAAGCCAAGTACAACGCCGCCTTAACTGTGTCCGTAGTAGGTGAGGTTAGGCTCCCGCGAGAAACGATAGTAGAAGTGCCAAGCTGGTGTTGACCTAGCATCAGTTCCCCGAGGAACGAAGTGACCATTGATTGCGTGTTGCTCATAATATTTCCTTAAAAAGAAGCAGCTTCGCCACCTGCAAAGGTAGGCATTTTCTTCAGCGTAACGTGCGCTGATCGGTGAACCAACTCGCCATCCAGCCAGTACTCAACCCACGTTGTCAGTTCATTCTCATTGTCAACTGTGCCTTCCCGCTTTTCAAGCAAGGAATCATCCATCTCGCCTTTAGTGGTAGTGACTATCAATTTGAACTCCTGATAAGCGCAGTTGTAGAGGTATTTGCGGGCATGGTGATTGTAAACGTGGTGGTCGATGTTTTGTCGGACCCAAAGTCAAGAACTGCCACAGACTTGTTACCTTTGGATGCGTTGTAAATTAAAGCGCATCGGGCGGTCAAAGATGATGTCCAGGAAACATTGTTCCAGCTTGCATAGGCCACATAGCCGGATGAGCTGATAGATACCCCTGTCATAACCTGTCCACCAGCCGTATATCCAGAAGCAACTACTTCATTGGTAGAGCTATAAACAGTGGTAGAAGCATCCAGGCTTGCATTACCTGTATACAGAGCAATCTTAATTGTGTCTGTAGATAAATCGTGGATAGCCTGGTAAAGCTCCTTCTTGAAGCTTGTGGTCTGAGTTTGGACAATAGCCATTAGTTAACCTCAACCCTAAGCTGGCCGCTACGATAAGCATCCTGGCGTTCCAATCCATCACCCAGACGTTTAGCCAGCGCAAGTGCTTGAGCATACTTTTGGTTATACAAAGCCATCATGTCCTGCTCGCCCTTCATGTAGGTGTACGCCTCTACTAAGGCACCATACAAAAGAACACTGTCAAAGTTATCGCCTAACCAAGTCTGACCACCAGAAGCCGTAGTGATTGACTCTGGATAATAGTAATAGTGAAGCTCGGCGGAATAAGTTGTACTTGGAGTTGGGCCAAGAATAAAACTTAATTCATTGGAGATGGCGGATCCAGAAACAGTAGGTCCAAACAAAGCATAGTACTTAGGCGTTCCAGTGCTTGTTGGGTTTGGATACGCTTCCCGCATGAAGTTCACATCTTTATTTAAAAGATATATGTAATCACCGCCGCCATAGGGAAACACGGCCAAAGAATATGGAGCCAGGAAATCATTAGGGCAAGAGAGGTACTTATTGCTGGCAGTAATCGTTCCTGTCACGTTCTTGCGTAATGAAGGAAACTGAACTGAGTTATAGATGCGCTGCTCTGCCTGCGTAATAAACAGGTTTACATCCACCGTTTGAAAGGTGTTCTCCGTGTAATCGGAAATCGCAACTACTAGCTCAGAGTAGTTCATGCCATTGGACCCCTAGCCATCACGCCTTTAGTGGCTGCGCCAGTACCACGGATCTTAATGCCGGAGGTTTTGGGAGCGGGATAGTCATCGCGGCTGATGTTGCCAACAGACATATTGACATCGTTGGCCTTCATACGATTGCCACCGTCATAGCCGCTGTTCTTGATGTCCACACCAGACTTACCGTCCATGGTATGTGGTTCAGCATAGACTTCAGCTTGGCCGACTTCT